GCTTTAGCAAAATACCTTGGTGTTTTCTGGCATGGTAAAGGCAAAATGCGGGGCGATGACGTTGGAGCATACCAAGTCAGAACTTCTTCTAGCCTTAATGGGGATTTAATACTTCACCCAAAGGATGACGATGAAAAAACCTATTGGCTTGTTACTGGCTTAAACGGAAATTATTGGATACGCGGCTATATTAAAGCAATTGACGGGAAGAAAGATCACTGGTGGGGCGATCCTGCGGGTGGAAGACCAGCATTCTTTGTTCCTCAATCGGAGTTAATAAAGCCATGATTGAGGATGTTAGCACCACAAAACGCGGGAACCTATCTGTTAAACGTAAATTAACAATTTGGGAACGCGAAAAAGGATTCTGCATGATTTGCGGAATTAAATTGATTACTGGCGGCTTTATCTTTGAACACGTTAAAGCCCTAGAATTAGGAGGGTCGGACACAGATGATAATATCCGGCTAACGTGTAAACCATGTGCAACGGAGAAAACAAAAAAAGACCATTCAACAGCAGCAAAAGCAAAACGATCCAAAGCGGCAGTATTAGGTTTGAAGGAATCCAAAACCCCACTGCCTTTTGGAAAAGGATCAAAGTTTAAAAAGAAATTAGACGGAACCATAGTTTTAAGAAAAGGAAACTAAAATGGCTGAATTACGGAATAGGCCCAATTGGAGCCAAATTATTGAAACCACCCAAAAGGCCGCTGAAGCCACTGCGGTTAAATCTACTGATCCGGTAGTGTTATTAGAGAAAGCAGCCCTTATAGCAACCGCGATGCTTGAGAAGCAGGTGTCATCACAAGACGTCTCAATGATCTCAATGGCTATTGCGCTTGCCAAGGTAAGCGAGGGACGAGACAAACAAGACAACTACCGTGAAGTCATTACAAGCGCAGCCTACGCAGGACAATTGGTAGGCAATCCACCTACCAGTATGTCCGAATTGCGCGTCATGTCAGACCTTGCAAATCAAGCCATGAATACAACGCCATAATCAAATTATCTTTTGGCGGCATCCAACGCTTGAACTACGACGTCGTCAGGTAATGAAAGCATCTGCTCAGTTTTATTTGCTAACATTACCTTTCGACGCTTCAAGTCTGCCAATAATGCTTGAGGCGTAAGAACACCTACTTTGCCGCCAGAGGCATGACCGACACGCCCACCAGATGCTTCCCCAAGTGATTCAATATATCCAGGAATGCGACCAGAAACGGCTGGAGCAAGTTGCTGCAATGGAGCAGTAGCCGCATTGCGAGCAAGCGCCTGCTGAAATCCGCTTTGATAATTGGCAATCTCAGGACCACGAGCCGTTAAAAACTTTGCTCTGCCCAAATCAAAATTTTGCCCTGATTGACCGCGCAAAAGTCTGTCAAAATAATTGATTGGAGTGGCAATTGCCTTTTGAGGAATTTCACTCAAATTTCCCAAAATTGGTTTTTCAACTTCTTCAGTTGTTTCTGGACCAATTTTGCTGATGCCTTGTCCACGAGCCTTAATTAACGAATTTGCCGTGTCTTGATATTTGGCTTCTTGCTCAACCGCAGAAACCAAATTATCAATATTTTTATTTCCGTAAATAAGTTCTAAATTTTCACGAACACGGTCTTTCGGGTCGCCCAATGCACGACGTAAAGCGCCAATGTCATTATTCGATTCGCGCAAAACATTTTCAATGGCAGTTCTGCTGCCATTTTTAATTGCTTCTGCCGTATCGGAATCAGAAAGGAAATCTTTAACTTGATACGGTTGGACCGCATCTTGACCTTTTCTCAAAATATCTGCACCAGCCACATTGGCATCAGACATATCGTAAAGATTAGATTTACTACCCATAATATCTGAATAGCCGTCCACCTGACCCAAAAGATCACGAGTGTTTTTACGAATTTGGGTAAAGGCAGCATTTTTGCCAGGAAGAGAATTTCTGGCAATACCAATTGTGTCGTCACCGTATTTGATTAATGAATCAACGGCATTAAGAGAATTTTGTAACCCCTGTGCCGATGTTTCGTATTGAGGTGCAGTGGCTGGTTGAGAAGGCTTCATCTCATAACGAATAACATTGCCATTTGCATCTGTTACTGGAGAACGCTGCGCTGCAATTTCCGGCGTACCAGGCTCATTGACGTAAAACGATCTTATTTTTTCTAACGCACTTTTGATCGACCCTTTTGCATTAACAAGTTGGCGATCGATATTTGCAACAATTCCCGACGGGTCGAGCGGCGGAGCGGCATCAAGAACGGGGCTAAGTTTGTCTGACAACAATCCTTGAGACTGTTTTAAAATAGCGTCGTATTCACGATCGGTCGTTAATTGTGGGCCTAAATGTTGATCAAGAGCATCAAAAAGACGTTGCTGTGTGCCAGCAAGGCGATTTTGAATAGCATCTTGAATGACATCCGACGCCGGAGAATCTTGGAGCATAATTTCGGATGCAATAGATTTCATGCGGGGATCATCCAACATAAAATCTGTCACGTTGTCTGACGGTTTAATATCAGGGAACCGCAACTTATCCGCATATGTTCTAAAAAACGTCTGCGCTCCACGAGGGAGTTGAGCAAAAATATCAGGGGCCATTAATTGATAAAAAGTTTGCAGACCCTTGGCTGCTGCGGGGAATGCAGCCTGCATTGTGCCAGCAATTACAGCCTCACTTGGGGAGAAACCCTGTTCTGAACCTGATGCTTTTGTAATGCCTTGCTCAATAAGATTTTGGCCCGTACCCGCAATTGCTTGCGCCCCCAAAGCCAAAGGCAATCCAGCCGCCTCAACAGGGGCTAAAGTGCCAGCAGCCATAGCCGCAGGTAATGCAGCCGAACTTTTAACTATGCCGCGTGTTACATCTAACGAACTTAGCCCCGGACGATCCAAATGATATTTTTCGCCGTCAATAACGGCCAATGGATTGCCATATTTGTCCGTCGTAAATTTGGCCCCTGGAATATTATTTTTAACAATGTTTACAAGTTGTTGAGGGCTGCTTGAAAAAGGAATGCCAAATTTCAACGCCATTTGATTACCAACTGGCATATTTGACCCACTTGCAATGCCCGGAATTTTATAATCCGCAATCGTAGGATAATCTTCATACTGCTGTGGTTTGCGAACCTCCATGCGGGTAGAACTACCCATTGCCGCCCCACTTGAAGGGTCAACATCTGGAATATCCGCATATTGCTTCTCAGGAATAATCTGAGTTTGTTGCACAGCAGGAGTATCTACCGACGCAGCAATATTTGGTTTTTTAATTTCTGTATCAACTGAGCCAAGAGGAGTAGCCATTATTTACATCCCATACCGAATGCCAGGCATATTTAGCATAGTTTGATAAATTTCGTTTGGATCAAGTTTTACAAGATCGCGAGATACTCTTTGTACCCCATTGTTATCCGTATAATGTTTGACATTCTTGACCGAAAATACGTCACCAGGATTTAACCCATTCTGCATCGCAGTTTGAGTTTGCGGATCGGCTTGCGTACCCTTTTTTAACGTGGGTACAACATACACCCCGCCCTCAACTAATTTATCATCGCTTGGAAGTGGTTGCCCCTTGAAGTTACCCAGCAAACGACCTGCGGCATCTTCAAATTTTTCACGTCCGTTTAAAGTACGGAATGTATTTGTAAATGCTTCAAAATTTCTTGCGCCGTTTGCTTGCTCCTTCTCCCATTCACTCATAAGAGTGTTTTGGAATAAGGTTGCCGCCAAAGTTGTTTGAGCGATTGTATGTGCGCTATCAGGCTTCATATCTCTTGATGCAGTTGCGCCCCGCTCAATCAAACCAAATTCTGATTGAGTTGGCTTCGCAAAACTTGCCGTTGCCTTTGCAATAGCGCCGTCCACTTGCGTTTTGAGTGCAGTTTCTGCGGCTGCGACATCTTTTCCAAGAGATAAATCTCTAGCGATGCCATCAAAACCTAGTGATTGAGCAATTGAAGCCAATCCAGTAGCGTCACCCGTCAGAGCGCCTGACTCCAAAACTTTCAAAGCCGACGCAAATTTGACTGTATTTATAAGCCCTTCTTGAGCGCCAGAAGCCTTGCCTTGGAAATCACTTAGTAAGTCTTCTGAACGCTTTTGGGCGCTAGATAACATTGGGTCTTCGCCGACCAAGACTTGATTTTTATCCAACTTTACAGTTGGCAATCCACCTGAACTTGGATAGCCAAGATCAATTGGGGCAGGCATAACGCGGCCAGTGTCAGGATCAATTTGTCCACGGGGCGTAGAAGCGTCAATTGGCTTGGGTGGTGGATTGACGGCAGGCTCCGCACCTAATTCCCAACGAAATTTAGCATTTCCATTGCCTACGTAATCTTGATTAGAAAGAGCGTTGGCTTGTGTTTCATAATTATATGCTTGGGTGCGAAACGCCGCTGCTTTTGCTTTTAAAGTTTCACGAGTAGACGGATCAGCCCTAAGTGCTTGATCAAGTTGACCACCAGGGCCATCAATTGCATCAGCCTGCTTATATAAATCTTGCGATTTTTTGTTAAAATCAACAATGCGCTGCAAAGTTGGATGCATCTTTTCAGGCGCAGGAGGAACATCAGTTGTCACAACTGGAGCAGCCTGAGCAACCTTAACATTTGGTGTAGCACTGTCATTGGCAATATCTGATGGTCTTAAAACAGACAATGCTAATTTTTTAACATCCGAAGAATCATCTGAAAGGGATGGGATATCCGATGCTGAAGAAGGAACATTTTCTGTACTTCCCGCATTACCACCAAGCGCATGGCCCGATCTTCCCGCTTGACTTTGAGCAGGATTTTGTTGAGTAGCCATATTTTGGATAAGTTTATCTACTGGAATATTAAGTCTTATTGCCAGATTTGCTAAATTGTCCCTTACAATGGACAGCGGTATCTCTTTATTGCTGCCTAAGCCATAAACATGAAGATTCCCAGTGCTGTCGGTTTTAAAATCATATAATTGTTTTGCTTCCTCAAACGTCTTTGATCCAACAGAAAGTTGGCTTGTCAAAGCATTCATTCTATTTGATTCAGCATTTTGCTGTTCATTATCACGCGCACGAGCAGTCAAAGCGTTTTCAGCCATTGCTTTTCTATAATCGTACTCATTCTTTTGTAAATTGCCGTAAAGGTTCATGCCTGTCAGGCCGCCTTGGCCGATATTAACAAAAGCATTGGGCGACGTGCCACCAGCCATTGCTAAACCTGCGGCAATCAGGCCCATGCGAGCATCATCAGATAAAGGCTGTCCTTTATTGAACAAATTGGGGATTATATCGCCAAGACCGCCGCCAGAAGACGGAACTGTGCTTGCTTGGTCTGTCGGGGCAGCATCACCACTGGCATGGTGCGTCCTTGGAACTAGACCGCCATCAGAAAAATTGTACGTCGTTGGCACATAATTTTGATACTGATTAATAACGTCTTGGCTTGTTGGGCTTGCCGCAAACGGTGCCGTAGACGTCGAACCCAAAAACTTCTTGCCTGCCGTCAAGAATGGCGAAAGATTGGACCAATCTTCTGCTGGGGTAAGATATTTGGAAGCAAATTCTTTTGGGCTTACTCCCTTCGGCGGGTCAACATCATGCCCTGCAATCGTTAAATGAGGAACATATCCCGCATCTAAACCGGATTTACCAGTCATTTTTTCATATAAAGGATCATCTACATAAGGAACTGCGCCAAAAGTAGCGTAAGGGTGACGTTCCATGCTTTCAGGGACGAGACCGCCCATAGATGAGCCACCATGAGCAAAATGACCTTTATCTGCCGCTTTACTTGTCGCGCCAGCATAATCGACCATTTTCAAGCCACTATCTGTCTCGCGGACAAATTCAGGGTGATGATGCTCAACTTCTTGAGCCGAAAAACCAAGTTGAGTGCGTGGATCGCCCTTATAATTAAACCGATAAATATTTTGCCCATCGAACGATTTGCCGATCGGCTCCATATTATCTTTTACGCGCTCATCGGATGCGCTGAAAAACCCAAGCAATGATGTGCCTAGACCAAGCATAGAACTAATATCATTACCAACAGGTGCAGTTGTAGCCGTAGTGCCGCCTGCGCTGCCTAAACCATAAGCAATATTTGCGTAGTTGCCGAGGGTTTGGAATGGATATGCCTGCGCTTGAGCAAACTGTTGATATTTTGCTGCATCTTGCGCTTGTTGAACTCCATATTGAGCCGCACCTGCCTGCTGATTGGCGGTTGCCCCTGCTAACCCAGCCGTTTGCTGTCCAGCGCCTAAAGTACCCAATTGAGCGCCCGCAGCCAATGAGAGTGGCACACCTTGCAGTGCAGCATTTTGTGCCGCAGTGCCTAACTGCCCATACATACCCGCACCAGTCATGGCCTGACCAGTAATATTGGAAAGGTTTGCCGCGCCCTGCTGTTGAGCCAAGCCTGCGTTGATCAAAGCCTGCTGGGCATTGCCGCCAAGAGTTCCGTACTGATTCGCCAGCGCACCTTGTTGCTGCGTTCCCGTCAAATAATTTTGAGCGGCCTGCTGATAACCTTGCTGTTCAAGGCCACCTAAAGTCTGGCCCATCGCAAGATTTTGTTGGTTCATGAGGTTAGACATAGCAATATTGCCACGATCGCCACCAAATGCACCCTGACTAATAGCATTACCCATCAATTGCTGCTGTTGCTGCTGATTGATGTTTTGCATCTGTGCAGCAGTCGCATTGACAACATTTTGCGTATACGGGCTTAAATAGCCTTGAACACCTGTTTGGTAATTAGGCGCATTATAACCCTGAGACGCTGCCGCCGTCCCCATCATGGCTTGCTGATAGGCAGGTTGGGCTGCGTAAGTTGCCTGTTGAAGTGGCGTCATGCCTGCGCTTGCCAAGCCTTGGGCTTGCTGATAGCCCGGCATAGCCATATTGGCATCTTGTGTCGCACCTACGAAATATGGTTGCGCTGCGGTTTGACCCGCATTGATTTGATTGATGGCAGCATTGGTTGCACCCAAACCTTGTTGGTATGCAGGTTGCGCCGCGTTAGCAAACTGTTGAGTTTGGTTAAAACCTAATTGCTGTTGGGCATTTACATCGGGAATAATTTCCCCAGTGTAAGGCGTATATGGCTGCTGCTGCAATGCTTTAGCCGCGTCAGTCGCATATTGATAATTGCTCAGTACGGCCTGTTGGGGGCTAGTTGTAGTTGTTGCGGTTGCGTCGGCCATTCTGAACCTCTTTGATCAGTCTACGTGTTCCAAAGGAAAAATGATCCTGCTGGCTCACCAAAATTCCGTTTATATAACTCCATCTTAGCACCAGTTTTGTTATTTGACAAAATTGGAATTAAGACTGGTAACTCTAAATCCTGAGCAACCTTTTTAGTAAAACCAACCAATTTTTGAATCCGCGAATCCTTGGCATTCCGGTAATCAGGATGCACAAAAACACACATTTCTTCCAAAAATTGTTTATCAGAATACCAATAGGCCGATATTCTAAGAACAATTGCGCCTTCCAACTTGCCTTTATCCCCAATAACGCCAACAATTCCGTTGGTTTGTGTCAATTGAGGCCAAATGGCTTCTGCTACCTTGATCTCGTTTAAATCAAAAAAACCGATTTCCTCGTGAACCAACTTTGCCAACGCCAAAATATCAAATAAATCGTCTCTTGTCGCTACCCGAACATGGCACGGTGTTTCTATAATTTTTAGTGGTCCACGGGCTTTTCTGGCTGTTTTTGACAATCTAATGCGTTTTTTGTTTGCTGTTTGCAGCATTTTAATCCTTTCTTGGAGGAGGTAATTTTTTTAACGTATTAATAAGGTCTTTACGAGCCAATACCACAGTGTCATCAAGGAGAGTATGCCCCCTATCAATATCCCCGCCACCAAGAGACCTAACCACGCTTGGAGGTATGACATATTCACCACCCGCTGCTACAATTGGGGCCAACGAAGCATCATCATGCAACCGTGGACCGCCATTATGACCTATCATTCCGGCTTCTGGCGTGTTGGCATGGTCGTGACAAAGGCTATCAAACACATCAAAGCCGCCGTCTGTATTGCCCTCACCAAATGAAGATACAATGTCTGCCGGAATGACATAAGCCCCAGCCGGAACGTGCATATTCAGATGATCTGTCCGTCCTGCCACCGCAGAGTGAATAGGCCCAATATGCGACCGCGCATCCTTGGCTGCGGCATCGGAAACGTCATTCTTACGCAAAGGTTGAGTAACGCCGCCAACAGCATGATTTGACCGTTTGGCAACATTGAGAGCAGCCGCAATCGCCTGATCTTGCGGGTGACCCGCATGAACCATTTCAGATATATTGTGGCTAATTGTTTTTTGGGATGACCCATGTGCTAATGGCATTATGAATACCCCACTGAAATAATTGACCCAGTTCCAGGCACAAATACCAATCCAGTCGCGAACGGAATTTGGATTTGATATACGCCCAAAGTATTAGGGACAGCATAAATACGATTGCCCGTCAGCGCAGTAGTCGAGTTTGTGTCGTACAAATATCCCTGAGTGCTGCCAATATTTATAACGCTAACTGAAGCAAGCCAGCCGCCAGACGATTTAATTAACTTACTTGCCGCTATTTCTTTTGTAGAATTAGCGCCATTGTGGTTGCTCAATAGATTGACGTAGCCGTTAATGGCTTGAACACCGTTCTTTTGAGTAGTGAGGATGTCATCTAAACTAGCCATCAGAAGCGTCCATCTGGTTGGAAACGATACCTAATGCCGCCAAGCCGCCAAAATGTTCCGGTGTCCGTTGAAGACAAGGAAAACGACATGAAACGCGCCCTGATTCGGCACGATATGTATTCGGTCGACTGCGTCATCGGGTAGGTCACGGTCGTCACTTGATTTGACGGAGAACCGGAATAGGCGCTTGTTGATGGCGACGTTGCAGGGTCTGTGGCGTAATTTGTGTAACTAATAGTCAAATACACGGTAGCATTCTGGTTTCCAGAATACGTCCCCCACTTCATATCAGGCCAAATTTGGTCAACGAAAACTAAATTATCCGCCTCATTAAGAAGCACGTAACCCGTTGAAAATGATGGCTGCATCCCAGTCGTCACGCCATTATATGACGCATCATTGCCAATTTCGTGCTGATAAATCCAATTGTCTGA